TTTTAAAAGTTTAATGTAAATGTTGATATAAACAAATACACATTTATTGTTCTGTAATCATACTGTTCGTCTTTGCCTATAAACTCCCAACCAACAGCAAGCCTATCGTGAGGATAATGAAAAGCTATTTCTAAATTCCAATTCATATTTATTTTTTTGAGCCTAATATTATTTGTTTATCAATATCTAAGGAAAATGCCTTTAGCAAGTCATCAGATAAATCAGCAAGTCCAGCATTAAATGGTTTAGTAAAGAACTCATTCCCTTTCAAACCTTGTGCAAATATGCTTCTCTGTAAAGCAAACCCCATACTTATATTACTACCTTTTTGATATTGCCCTTTGGCATTTCTAAATCTTATATTCTTTTTCTTGGCCCAGTCTGCTAACATTTGCATAGGTGGCATTTTGGTTGTGTACTTAAATCTACTCATTGGAGCCTTTTGATAACCACCTTTTACTAAACCAGGATTTGCACCCTGAACACCTTCATCTACAAATTTACCATAGTTCTCCATTAGAAAATCTAACAGAAATAGATTCTTTTCAATATCTACATCATACGAAATGGAATTATATAAAGGACCATCCCCTTTTCCATCATTTGTTAAATTAGCTTTAGATTGCTGAACTACATATTTAGCATATTTATCCAGTACCTTTTTTAATTCATTGTATTCCATTAGCAAATATAAATATCGTTATAAATAACAACATCTAAAGTTGCAGTCCAACCAGCTAGTTGGTTTTCAAACCTATCATAAAATGGTGTTAAATTTGGGTCCCCTTCTAATTGGTACATATCCGTGTGTAGTTGGCCCATTCTTAAACGCTGTATAAGCCTATTTAAGACCGCTAGCTGCGTGTTTAGAATATCCTGGAGGTTAGTGTTGCCTGTGAATCTATTCTTCACTACATCCTTCGAATCGTTTACAATATCACAAGCTAAAATGCTAATATTAAATCTTAAAACCTGTTCCTCAACAACAACATTATTAACAATGATATGCCCAATAGGAAATATATCCTGTTTATTTAGGTTTACATCTGTGATGTCCCCAGTTGTTACAATATTTATATTCTCATCTTTTAGCAATTCATCTTTGATTGCTTCGGTTAACTGATAAAAACCCCTTACACCTTGATTTGCCATTATTTAAAATTCTTTTTAATTTGTTTTGCTTCTATTTCTGCTTTCTCCTTCATATATGATAATGCATATAAGCATTTATGTACGTTTAATTTAGTGATATCTTCAAGTCGTCTAATATCCCCTTGAGCGAGTCCTGAAAAGATGCTTTGGTACCATCCCCATTTGCTTGCGAATTGAGAAACTGCATCAAGGCTTCCGTTCCCATCTCCTGATTGTCCAAACAGTTCGTCATAGTTTGTGATAAGTCCAGACCTAAATTCCACAAAAAAAAAATTGACGACATCACCGCATCCATAGGCATATCTAAAACATCTTCTGCTGTTTCAACCCTGTATTCTTCTATGCTATATTTCTTTTTTAACTTGACTAAGATAGGCCTGTATAAAACATTCATAGCTTTTTCTATGTTGTCCCAGTCACCAATAAAAGTATCTAAGTCAATATATTCTCCTAAAGTTAAATCATCCAGTTGAGGGTGGAAACCGTATTCTGTTTTGCCAAGTTTAAAACTATTTACCAGGCTAGGTTTTTCATCAAACAGTTTAGCAACCATTTCTACAATTTCATTTGTATCAGTTACTTTTAAATTCATAACCTGTTCCAATTTAATATCACAAAAGATTTCAATCATCTTTGCGTTTAGGAATCTTAAATCATCTGTACCTTCTTGAATTTTTAAGAACCTTTTGTATTGTCTTAAAGTAATGTCTTTTAAAGAAGTAGGAATGTTAATATTTAATTTCATATCTATATAACGTATTTAAAGTGAGTTTTTACAAAACCAAAGGTACAAAAAAAAAGCACCTATTTCTAGATGCTTTAATTGGAGATTCTTATAAATTTTATTTAATACCTTTCTTCATACTTTTCAGCTTCGTAACATTCTTTCACATTTTCGATTTCTTCATTCAGTAATTTACTTAGAAGGTTGTAATAAAAATCTTCCTCACTTAATCTTATTTCTGTTTGTTCTTCATCAATCCAGATTTCACTTGTAAGGACCTCATCTTTTAATTTTAAGTCGATTAGGTATTTGTCATTCTCAAAATACAAGCTAATTCCATTTGGCATTGCATTATAGAAACTTCCATTGTTTGAAAATTCTGGTTCTATTTCTGTGATTAAATCTTTTAGTTCTGAGTTCATCTTAGTTTATTTTTATAGTTCCGTTTTTGTAGTGTTCACAAATAATTCCAGTTGGTAATTCTATAATTCTGACTGGTTTTATATTTGCCTTTGCTAATCTTGATTTTATAAATCTTTTTATCGTTTTCATAATATAGTCATTTTATTCGAAAGGGTCGCCACCTTTTCTTAGATTAATTAAAACTAATGCGAGTAGTGTGATTGTTATTGTTAAAATAGCTTGTTCCATAATTTATTTATTTAAGGTTAAAATCATTTCCAATGCTTCTGGATAAGTATCAAAAGACATTTCTTCTCCTGTGTCCATATTAGTTACCATATACGAAGGAACGGCCCTTCCTTCAAATTCATAAAGTACTACGCCACTTTCTAAAGCAACCCAGACATTCCCGCTTGTATCGTTATACCCAACCATCTCAATATTTTCTTGAGTTATTGAAGCATCAACTAATAATAATCCTAATGTGTAAATCTGATTTTGTGTAAAGTTTTCTAAAGTTTCCATTTTGTTCTGTTTTAAAGTTAAATTATCTGTGAATTATGGGGTTTTTACACCCCTTGTTTGATTATACGTATTTAATTACGTGCTTGATGTCTTCTGTGTTCCAGCTATTTATTGTTCCTAATGTGTGGTTCTCAATAGTCATTCTTTCACCATCTACGCTTATAATTGTACCGATGTGGTTGTTTCCGTTTGCTCTGATAATTTCGATATTGGTTCTCATTTTGTCTGTTTTTAAGTATAAACTGTATTGCTTATACCCTAATATACAATATATTTAGTTATAAACAAAACTTTTGATAACTTATTTTTAAGAAATGTAGTAATTCCCTTTGTTTGGGTACTGGAGTTGGTAAGAAACTGCATAACGAATTGCATCCAAAATGTGGTTCCATTTATCTTGTGGAGTTTTTGACTTCTTTTCTAACCAGGAATAATTATTTAGTTCTTTGATTAGGTTGATGCTGTTTTCTTCTACTATCAAATCATAGTCTTGTAATAAAGAAATTCCATAAGTGATAGAGCCTGGTCCTTTTATTGCTTTGACAAGATTACAACCTTTAGATTTTAATTCTGTTATCAATCTGGGTTCTGCTGAATCACCTACTATTAAATTAGTACCTGCATTTTTTAAATTAAGTAAAGCAATTTCTGAAGTGGTTAATCCATTCAAGTAAAAACATTCTTTTAAATAGATTATTTTATTTGCTGTATCAATATTAGTTTCAACTAAGGTAGATGCATCTGCTGCAAATCCGTAATCCTGACCAAAGACCGAAACGCCCACCTTTCTAAATGGTCCTAATTTCCAGTTAGAGAATATCACACCTTCAGCTTTTGACAACCAGCCACCCATCATTTGATGCTTGTATTTGTCTGGTCTTCTTTTTTTGATGCTATCTATTTGCTCCAGGTAACTATCTGAAAGGTTTTCTAAATTGTCTAAGTATGTTGTGTGAATGTATGTTGTGTTTCCTTTTGTTGTGTTGCTGGATTCCATCACACCTTTGTCTTCAAAAAATCTGGAATATATCCAATGTTCTTTTGTTACAGGATTCAAAATCATTATAACCCTATTCTGTTGCTTCTGGTTTCTAACTGACAAATCTATCTTATCAAAGATGTTTTCATCTACCAGTTCCTCAGCTTCATCCATAACCCACGTTGTAACATTGGTTAGGGACTTCAGGTTGGCTGTTTGGTCGCCAGAGGATGTCTTTATCCCTTTGAAGATTATCTTGCTTCCTGATAGCTTATTTATGATTTCATCTTTAGTGATATGGAAATGGTCCTGGATGTTTAGTGATTCAATTTTATCAATAAATTCTGGTATAATTGAGATGTATGCAGATGACAAAGTAAACCTAGTAAACAAAATAGTATGCCCTGCTTCATACGTAAGCAAAACAAGTAAAATGTTTATAGAATATGATTTTCCAGAACCACGCCCACCAGTTACAATGTAGTATCTAGAATCTGCGTTTTGTATAGGAGAATATTTTGTGTCAACTGATATCACTTAAATTTAATAAGGTCTTTAAAGTTTATATTAAATCCTTCTGAAGATGTAACATCTACTGATTCTTTTGGTTTACCATATCTATAACCAAAATATAAAGTCATTGCTCTGGAATCACCTTTTAATACTTGTTCGCCTAGTGTTCTAATTACCGCATCACTATCAATTAAGTTATCTAACTTTTCTATCAGTTTTAATTCGTCTGCCTTCTTTGGTCTTCCCGCTCCTTCACGTATGCCACCATTACTTTTTCTTTTATCCATTTTGAATTGTTATTGTTTATTCAATTATATAACGTATTTATTAAGTTTATTTATTTCTTGTTTAACTTCCTTGTAAAACTGTATGTAATCTTTATTCTGCCAAGTATTATGTTCTAAGGCTTCTGTTATTTCATTTACACACATTAAAGATAATACTTTAGCTGTTTCAAAGTATTCGTTTAATTGGTTTATATAAGACAATGCGTCTAAGTAAGTGTCCACTAATTCCGTTGCTTTTTCTTTTGGTGTCATAATTCTATTTTAAAATAATTCTCAATACATTTAAATCAATTTCACTAACATCTAAGATATATGGCTTGAAGTAGGTGTATCCTAATTTCTTAGCATCTTGTAACGCTTTTATTACATCGTCAATGTTTGGTTCGTATTCAAATTGAAATTGTCGTTTTGGTAAATTATTCATAGTTATCTGTTTTAGTTACCTTACAATGTTTCAATATTATAAGGCTAGTTTTCTGCTTTCAGTCTTTTCAGCAAAGTTGTAATCGGGTAAACTACACTCATAGACTTTTAAAAGATTAATCCCATTGAGTAACAAACCAAAGTTAAACCTCTATTTGGGGAATCTTTATTTTT